CCATTACAAGCAAGGTCTGCAATATACCTGCATAGCATTATGTCAAGACTGCCATACTAATTCGATATTAGGTTGGCATGGTCAAAAGAGAATGTGGCATATTAAGAAAATGGACGAGATTGACGCTTTAAATAATACGATTAAAAGATTATTTGATGCCCCGTCTGAAAATAATAATGCTTTCTAATATCAAAAGTTTCAAAAACTTTGAACTTCCAAAAATTGGTTAAATCGGGTTTGTAAAAAGTAAATGCCACTTTTTTGTAAAATCACCCAAAATTAGGGTTTACCCTTAGTTTTTTGTTTGTGAGTACTCACTTCGCAAAATAGTGTAAGTGAGCGCCCACTTCGCAAAATAAGAAAACAGCGCATGAGACATAGTTTAAATATACCCCTAGAATGCCACAAAACCCGTTCTAAGCGCTTTTTTTGGTCGGGGCATAGCTACTATGCTTGAAACCACAATAACCGATTCTAGGCGGTTTAAACAAATCTGCATGATGTGAGCGCTCACTTACAAAACACTTTCAAAAAAACCCAGTTTTTACGCTGGGTGTTTGTGAAAATGCTTAGATCGAATCAATTAATAGCCAGAATTCCTCGATATAGCAGCATTTGTGAATTGATGGATTGTGCAAAGCATGGCAGAAAATCATTCCACAAGTTACTAGGTCAATTTCCATCAATGTTTGATCTTCCGTAGTTATGACGCCAATATTTCCCATTTTCATAATTAGCCTTTAAATTGTTTGTAAACGGATAACACGGGCCATTTTTTGGCCATGGGCAGGGTATGCAATCAATGGGACATCTTTAGACCAGCAAGCCCTGCAGCCGTTACAGTTTCCCCCATGTTTGTAAGCTTCACAAAGCTTCACGCCTTCCCTTGGTTCAAATGTGGCAGCATCGGGGCCTATAACCGAACCATGCAAACCCTCGATATATTCACCCCGAATCGAATCACTGGAAAACCTGACCTTTACGTTTGGCAAAGCTTCCATTTGTGCGAAAACATGGGAAAACTTGGGGAATTTGTGCATCCTAGTAGGCAGCCAATGGGAAACCCAAGGGGTTTGAATCATTACTTCTAGGATCTTTTCTGCTAAACCTAGGGTATAGACATCCCCAGAATCAAACCATCGAAAGAATCTATCTTGATTTAACTCTTTAACCATGTCAGACACCCAATCTAAGCGCTGCCAATCTTCCCGATTCGATAACCTAGGCGCTTTAACATTGGGGTAGTTGTAGTTTCCAGTGGTGGCATAGCAGCCTTTACATGCGTCAACTAGTTCACCAGGCGCAGCCCATGAGCCAGGGCAAGTGTCTAAAGCTTGCAATGACCATGAACGGGCATTAAGTTTTGAAGTTTGAGATATTTTGATCACGTGACACCTATTAAAAAAGAAAAGAAAAAGATCTGATCAGGGGATCAGGACATCAAAGTAGGCAAGCATAAGAGCCAGCGCACCACAAAATAGAATGACACCGATAACAGCTTCAATAATTACAGTTTTCATGTTGACACCTATTAAGAGTTAAGAAAAGAGAGGCTAAAAATCTACCCTCTCACATATATAGCATAAAAGATTCGTGCCAACTCTTGTAAGTCCTTGATTCTATTGATAGCTCCAAAACCCTATAAGTATTTACCCTTAGAACATAGGTTTACAGTTTGATTCTGTAGCTACAAATGGAACCCGAAACAACATACAGCCCATTACAAGGGATTCATCTATTGTTAAAGGATAGGTAAGGACTGTATAGAAGGTAAACACAAGGGAAAGCATAGTCAGCCCTCACTAACTTAAGATAAGAAAACCTATACATAGAAACCTTTCATGCACCGATATAACAACATCTATTGCGCCCATGAGACAAACTATGCAAAAAACGCATAACCTTTGCACTAAGGGTTTACCCTGCTGTATGGATGCACAGATCTGTATAGGCGCACAGTACTGTATGGAATCACAGTAGGGTTTATCCTCATAGGGTTTCTACCTAGGGGTTTACCCTTAAGGGTTAGTACGTAAGGGTAGGGTTTACCCCCCCCCATGTGTGAAAGTGAGGGGGTGCTGTGGCAGGGGACATAAACAGACATGGAAACACACATCAACATACCCTTTGCAGTTAAGACCCCCTACCCCCTCCCCCAACCACAAAAGATAGTCCCAAAAAAATTTTTTATAGTTTAGAATTTGTAGACATTAAATCAAGGAGAAGATATGGCTGGATTTCCTATGCGTAGAGCGCTGGAGAAGAAGATAGAGACTCTGGGAGGCATTGAGTTCGTTACGGCACACATAGCACAGGGAATGACCATTGGACGCTTGGCAGAGTTTATAGAGTGTTCTAGGCCTATGCTTTCTTTCTGGATCAACCATACGGATGAGAGAAGAGATGCGGTACTCGCTGCACGTAAGCTAAAGGCTGAGAAACTGGCAGAAGAGGCTTTAGAGATTGCTGATGAAGCAGATGAGACAAGTAACTCAGGAGTGAACAAAGCGAGATTGCAGGTAGATACCCGTAAGTGGATGGCCTCCAAGCTTGACCCTGAGAACTATGGAGACACTGCTAAAACCCAAGTTAACATCTCTTTGGGTGATCTACACTTACAAGCACTAAAGCACATGGGTAAGGCTGAAGTAGTCGAAACCTTGGAAAACAATGAATAACCCCTTTATCCAGTTCATTACCCTATACAGGAATGACCCTGTTCTGTTTGTTAAAGAGGTATTAGGAGTAGAGCCTGATGATTGGCAACAGGACTTCCTTAACGCTGTAGCCACTGGTGAACGTAAGATTAGTATCCGTTCTGGCCACGGAGTAGGTAAATCCACAACAGCTTCTTGGGCAATGCTTTGGTTCTTGTTGACCAGGTATCCCGTCAAGGTAGTGGTTACTGCCCCTACTTCTGCCCAACTGTATGACGCTTTGTTTGCCGAGCTAAAAAGATGGGTCAAAGAACTTCCCCAGCCTATCCAAGACCTACTCGATGTCAAACAAGAGAGGATTGAGCTAAAGGCTTCCGCTACCGAGGCTTTTATCTCTGCTCGAACATCTCGTGCTGAACAACCCGAAGCCTTACAAGGTGTCCACTCAGAGAACGTCATGCTGGTAGCAGATGAGGCTTCTGGTGTCCCAGAGGCAGTATTCGAGGCCGCTGCGGGTTCTATGTCAGGCCATAACGCTTTGACCATCCTACTGGGCAATCCAGTACGTTCTTCTGGCTTCTTTTTTGACACACACAATCGTCTAAAAGATGAATGGTGGACTAGACGGGTATCCTGTCTGGACTCTACCCGTGTCAGTAAAGAGTACGTAGAAGACATGAAATCCCGCTATGGCGAGGAAAGTAACGCCTACAGGATCAGGGTTCTGGGTGAGTTTCCCCGTAGTGATGATGACACCATTATCCCTATGGAGCTACTTGAATCTGCCAAACATCGAGATACAAGAGCTTACGAAGATGCTCCGATTATCTGGGGACTAGACGTTGCTCGGTTTGGATCTGACTCTTCTGTCCTCTGTAAGCGCCAATCTAATGTAGTCCACACCCTAGAGCGCTGGAGAAACCTAGACCTGATGCAGTTAACAGGTGCGGTGGTGGCTCAGTACGAAGCCTGTGACCACAAGAGTAAACCTACAGAGATTCTGGTTGATTCTATTGGCCTAGGCGCTGGTGTTGTTGACCGATTAAGAGAACTAAAGTTGCCATGCAGAGGTATTAACGTGTCCGAAAGCCCTGCAATGGGTGGCACTTATCTCAATCTTCGTGCGGAACTATGGCACAAAACCAAGGCTTGGCTTGAGAAACGGGACTGCAAGATACCTAACAACGAGGATTTCATTGCTGAACTGGCGACTGTAAGGTACACCTTTACATCTAACGGAAAGATTAAGATTGAATCCAAAGACGATATTCGTAGACGGGGATTGAAATCTCCTGACATGGCTGACGCATTTGTGTTGACATTTGCTTCCGATGCCGCTACTGTGTCTTGGGGATCAAATATGTCTTGGGGCAAACCGATTAAAAGGTTGATCCGTGGCCTAGTCTGATTGCCGTTGCCATTTTAGAGCCACCTTAAGCAAGTGGCTCTTTTTTTTATTACCACAGTATGGTAGTATTGCGAAACCTATATTGGAGATTCCTATGAAAATGGATGAAGCAGCCAACAAGATTGGCAAAGTAATGGGTGAATACAAGCGTGGCAAGCTCAAGTCTTCCTCTGGTCAGAAGGTTAAATCCCGTGACCAAGCAGTAGCTATCGCAATGAGCGAGGCTCGTGCTATGCCAAAACGTGGTGGTAGAACTGCAACCAACCGAAGCAAAAAGTAACTTAAGGAAAAATTATGTCTTTCTTAACTAGAGATAACAATGGAAATACCATCCCTAATGTATTTAGGATTGGTACGACACAAGTTTTTACAGTAACAAATTCTAGTGTTGCAAGTACCGCTTTTGCGGCCTCAACAACTCATGTTCGAGTTGCTTGCTCATTAGGCCATTGCCATATCCAGTTTGGATCTGCACCAACAGCAAGCATTACGACAAGCCCAATGTTGGCAAACAATACATCTGAAATTTTCCCCGTGGCTTCTGGTGACAAGATTGCTGTTATTAAAGATTCTGGTGTTACTGCTTCCACAATTAGCGTTACGGAGTTGTTATGAAACCTGGACTCTATGCCAACATCAATGCCAAGCAAGAACGTATCAAGGCTGGCTCTAAAGAGAAGATGAGAAAGCCTGGCACTAAGGGCGCACCTACTGCCAAAGACTTTAAGCAAGCGGCTAAGACTGCCAAGAAAAAATGAGTGCAGCGTGGACCAGAAAAGAAGGGCAAAACCCTAAAGGTGGGTTAAATGCTAAAGGTCGTGCTAGTTTAAAAGCACAAGGCCAAGACATTAAAGCCCCCGTTAAGTCTGGAGATAATCCACGTAGAGCTAGTTTCCTTGCAAGGATGGCGGGAAATGATGGTCCTGAGTACAAAGATGGAAAGCCAACTAGATTACTTCTAAGCCTCCAAGCATGGGGTGCAAGCAGTAAAGCAGATGCTAGAGCAAAGGCTAAAGCTATTTCTGCAAGGAATAAAAAATGAAATGCCCTATCGCTACTTATGACATTAAGTTCAACTTAAAGAATCGTAATTGGGCGATCAAGAATGTTGACTATGGTCCTGCTAACCCAGAAGAAGACAACGAAGAATACTGGCAGAACCTTGCTGATATGTGGACAGTATCTATTGATGAAGTCCAAGAGATGCGCTGTGGTAACTGCGCTGCCTTTATCCAGACTCCAGAGATGTTGGACTGTATCCTTAAAGGTATAGACGAAGAGACTGATGGCTATGCCAAAGATGTACAGGGTGCGGCTAATCTTGGTTACTGTGAGTTGTTTGACTTTAAGTGTGCAGGTGAGCGTACCTGTTCAGCATGGCTATCTGGTGGCCCTATCACTAAGAAGATGACCAAGAATCAGCAGAATATGTTGATGATGGCAAAGACCGAATACGACATGGAAGAAGAGGAAGACTAAATGGAAGCCTTATTAGCATCGTTTTTAGAGTCGCTAATGCCAGCGGCAGTTGGTGGCTCAGAAGCCGTGATTGGTGGCGGTGCGGCTCCAATGTCTTTTGGAGATACCCTTGGTGGCTTTGCACAAAACCAGCTTGGTCAACAAATGGCTCCTACTATGGATTTTTATAACACCATGACCAACCCAAATACCTCAATGGGTGACATGGCTAACTCAGCATTTAAATACTCTTTCAATCCTAAAGAAGATGAAAAAGGATTGATGATGCCCCAAATGGGTGGTGGTTATGGTGGCATGTCTAACAACTACGTTGGTGGCATTCCTTCCCTTTTACAAAATACTGGATCTGGAATCCTCCCTTATATCGGTTCACGATAAGGAAATATATGATTAACGAAAACCCCATGTTGATGGCAGAAACCCTGCAAGGCGAGATGGAGGGTGATGAGGTAATGTCTGAAGAGCAGCTTCAAGGCGTTATCTCTGCTGAAATTTACGATGCTATTTCTTTTATTGATGATGACATTGGTGGCAATCGTGCGTTAGCTACTGAATACTATTATGGTCAAGCCTTTGGTGATGAAGAAGAAGGCCGTTCACAAGTAGTTTCAATGGATGTCCGTGATACTGTTCAAGGCATCCTACCAAGCTTGATGCGCATCTTCTTTGGTCCAGAGCGTGTGGTTGAGTTCACCCCCCAAGGACCAGAGGATGTTCAGAATGCTGAACAAGCTACAGACTATGTCGACTTCATTTTTAAACGTGATAACCCTGGCTTTAAGATTCTCCACTCTGCCTTTAAGGATGCCTTAGTTCGCAAGGCTGGTATTGTTAAATACTGGTGGGATGAGTCTGTAGAAGTTAAAGCAGAGTCGTTCTCTATGCTTGATGAGCAAAGCATGATGTTATTGACAGAGAATCCTGATGTGGAAATTTCTGCGGTGCGTGAGTATCCATTCCCTGGCACTGAGCCAATGGTTGACGCTCAAGGTATTCCACCTCCCATGATGTACGATGTGGAGATCAAGCGCAGAATCAAGACGGGTAAGGTAAAGATTGAAGCTCTACCCCCAGAAGAGTTCTTGATTGACCGCAGAGCAAAGTCCATTGATGAGGCTACTTTTGTAGGCCACAGGACTATGAAGACTGTTTCCGATCTAGTCGCTATGGGTTATGACTACGATGAGATGGTAGAAGTTGCGGGTAATGGTAATGACTTTGACAACAACCAAGAGTACCAAGCCCGTAACCCGTTTGCTGTTATCAGCACCGCAAACAATGGTGACCCATCTAGCAAGAGTGTTCTCTACATTGAAGGCTACCTAAAGGTAGACTTTGATGGCGATGGCATTGCTGAGATGCGTAGAATTTGCACAGTAGGTACTGGTAACAAAGTTCTGCGCAATGAGATTGTTGATGACCGCCAGTTTGCTGACTTCTGTCCAGACCCAGAACCCCATACCTTTTTTGGTATGTGTCCCGCAGATGTGGTCATGGATATTCAGCGTATCAAGTCTAATGTCCAACGTGGCATCTTGGACTCTTTGGCTCAAGCTATCCATCCCCGTACAGCGATTGTTGAGGGTCAGGCCAACATGGAAGATGTGTTGAATACTGAAGTTGGTGCTGTGATTCGCATGAGAGCGCCAGGCATGGTTCAGCCGTTTACCACTCCATTTGTTGGTCAGGCAGCATTCCCAATGCTTGACTACTTGGATGACATTAAACAGACCCGTACAGGCATTTCTAAGGCCGCAGCAGGACTAGATGCAGATGCTCTACAGAGTACAACCAAGGCCGCAGTATCAGCGACTGTTAATGCCGCCCATCAGCACATTGAGATGATTGCCCGTATCTTTGCTGAAACTGGTTTGCGTAAGCTATTTACTGGTATCTTGAAGTTGGTGGTTGAGAATCAAGACCGAGCGAGAATGGTTCGTTTGCGTAATACATTCGTACCGATTGACCCCCGTTCTTGGGATTCAAACATGGATGTAACAGTTAATGTTGGTGTTGGTGATGGCACTATTGAAGACAGAATCAATATCTTGAATCAAGTGGCTATGCGTCAGGAAATGCTGATTAAAGAAACTGGTCCTAATAATCCTGTTGTAACAATACCACAGTATACAAATACGCTAACTAAAATGTTGCAATTAGCTGGTATCAAGGATTCACAGAATTACTTTAACCAGTTACCTGCTGATTTCCAACTGCCACCTCCAGAGGCTCCAAGGCTTACGCCAGAGGAGACATTGGCTCAAGTACAGGCACAAGCTATTCAAGCTGATATTCAAAAGAAAGCCGCTGAATTGGATTTAGAGCGTCAGAAAATGATTATGTCTGATGACAGAGAACGTGATCGTATTGAACAAGATGGTATTTTGCGTAGATATGAGCTAGAATTGAAATATGGTGTACAAATTCAAAGTGCGGAAATAGATGCCGCAATGAAT